AATCATATGTTGCGGCTGCTCGTTCAAAAACGGTGACCGCAACTGGAACTTGGGAAGCTTACGCAGGTGAAATTACGATTCCAAGATTTGTTAATGGAGTTGTAACCGTTGTCGGCAGGACAGCCGGTGATGCTCTTGATGCTGCTTATGTTAATGCAATCAGAATCATTAACGGCGATGTAAGAGTTTACGGTGCTCGTTCTCACTCAACAGATGTTGCTCAGTTCAGATTTATTACAAATAGAGACACAATCAACTACATCGTTGACAGATGTGAGCTTCAACTTGAAGCACTCATCTTTTCTTCTATCAATGGAAGAAAGACACTTTACGGCAACATTGAATCAGCGATTCAGGGAGTTCTTGAACCAATCAGACTTTCTGGTGGTTTCTATGAAGGATTTGATGCTCGTGGACGCCGTACAGACTATGGTTACACCATTACAGTCAACGATACACTTAACCCAGTTTCACAACTTCAAACAGGTCTTATTAAAGCCCAAGTTGGAGTTCGTATCTCAAGTGTTGGTGACAAAATCACTGTAAGCATTATCAAGTCAAACCTGACAACTAACCTCGCCTAAGACGGAGAACCATCATGTCAAACCAAAACGGAACCGCATACAACATTAGAAATAATGCTGCAAAGATTGCTCCACAGCGCCAAATTGTTGCTGCTATTTCCCCGTCACTTACTCAGGCGGACACAACGCTTGGTACGATTCCAACTTTTGCTGAGTTTTTTGCTCAAGTATCTGGCGGTGAAATTCAAGCACAGGTTGAGAAGGTGTACCACGGTGGGGCAAAGTGGCCATCCATTGTTACGGCTCCAGCAGAAGTAGGGGATGTGACTCTTACTAACTATGCAGTAGCTGACACTACCTTTATTGCGAACATGCAAGCTCTTCGTCAACTTGTCGGTAGAGTTTATTACGATATCACAGTCAAGGTGTTGAACACTGGTATTGAACTAGTTGGAAACGACAGATACTACGGTCAGGCTCTTTTGGTCGGTCTTACGGAACCAGACGGTGATGCTTCAAGCGGAACTCCTGCCACTTTTGGTCTGACTTTCATGATCTCGTCAGTCGCAGTTGCAACAGCATAATTAAATTTTGATAGTTCCGGTTGTTACAAACCGGCCATGATAATGTCACTTTTATGGATACACCTTTCACAATCATGCCAGTAGACGACACCCCTGGTGCGTCAAATGAGCCAACAATCCTTGCACAACTCAAAAAAGTTATTGAAGGAAGCGTAAAGCGTCCTGATATCTTTGTTGAAGTTCCAGAGCGACCCGGCGTTACTGTCCGCGTTTCACCCAACGTCACTCAGCATCAGTTGAAGTCTTGGAGAAAAAACGCAGGAGAAGAAAGCAAATCAGGGATGGACACCCTCAAGTTTGCTTGCTCAGTTATTGGCCACACAACCACAGGTATTGCATTTAACGGCGAAATGGTTATTGATGGCAACGGTTATGAAGTCAACTTTGCTTCTCCAGAAATCCTTGAAATGACCAAGACGACACGCGCTCTTCCTGACTGTGTTCGTGCTTTCTTTGGTCTTGAACCCCATGTTGAAGCTGCTGCGGTGGCAATCATGGAAGCATCTGGATATGGGGACTCGGTGGAAACTATGGACCCTACGAAGGGGTCATCCAATTCTTAACTGAAGACGTGCGGGTAATTTCTGCTGCACGGTTAGGTGAGTTGTTTGGTACTGACCCCATCAGAATCCTTGATGGTGATGATACGGAGTGGTTGATAAGAGTAGCGTGTGCTAAAGTTATTGGAGATGATAGAGAGCGCGCTTCTAAGGAGAAGTAGTTAAAACTCGTATTATATTTAATACTTCGGAGTGCATATGGCTGAGAATGTCACAATTAAAATTGACGTTGATGCCGATATTGCCAGTATCACCGCAGTACGCGCAGCTCTTAACGCAATGTGCAGTGAAGTTGATGACTGCACCAAAACGATGGATAAACATCGCAAGAAGATGGATGAAGTTACATCCACTCATGACTCTCTTGCAAAAGGCGCAAATAAAAATACCAAAGCCTTAAATAGTCATTCTGGCGCAACTAAGAATGCGACCAAAAATCAGGATAGTTTCCTGAAGAGACTTTTTAGTGTCAATGACGCAACCAAGACCCTTTTGGGCGGATTGCACAAACTTATAAAATTTGGCATTAAACCAATGGCTATTGAAATGGCCGCTGCAGCACTAGCAATTGCTTCATCGGCGTTGCTATTTAAATCGGGCGCAGCATTCGCTAAGGGGTATCAATTAGCCCTATCTGGTGTTGCTTATGCAATAGTTGCGGCAACGGCTGCTTTTGCCACATTCTTAGCAGCTCAGAGAGAGTTTGCGTCAACTTCTTTTGCTCCAATGTTTGCTGATGGGGCAACAAATACAGCCAGTAGTGTTGAGGCTGCTTCTTCCGCAATGAAGATGTTTGTGGATGATGCTCAATTAGCAGTACTTGGATCAAAGTCGCTTACCGCAGCCTTCTCAACCCTCTCCAAGCAGGGACCTGTCACTGGTAAAACAACCGCAGCTTTTAGAGCCTTAGCGGATGTTACAAGCGGTATGGGAGGGGACATAGGCAAGAACTCAGAAGAACTAGCAAAGTTTATGGCTGAGTATCAGAAGCGCGGAACGTTTGGTTCCAAAGTTCAACAAGCCGGTAAAGCGCTTGGCCCAGAGTTCACGAAAATACTTAAAGAAGCAAACGCTCAGGGAATCAACACTTATGACAAGTTTGCTGAAGCTGCTGTTAACGGAACACTAGGAGATACTTTCAAAAAGTACTCTGGTCAACTTGGAAACATGAACAACACGCTTGTTGGTCAAGCAAAGGGTGCCTTGAGTGAAATCAAGGGAATGTTTGTTGAAATGGGTGAACCTCTTCTCGGGCCGGTCAAGCAAATTTTCCAACAAATGACGGGCGACATAAGAGTCTTGTTCATGCGCATCAATGCCGAAATGGGTGGCGTAGTAAATGGCGGAACGCTTCAGAAACTTGCCGATGGTTTTGGAAAAATAACCAATGCTATTGGAAGACTAATTGAGACACGTGTTCCTGACGCTACGAATGCTCTTGGAAGATTGAGTGATGGTTGGAAAACCTTTAGTAACTTAGCCAGTAGAATAGTAGAATGGTTGCGTCCTTTGCAGGATGCTGCTTCTGGTATCTGGAAAGCTTTGTTGCCTGCTTTACGCGCCGTGGGTGAAAGCTTTGGTGGAACCGTTGATCAGATTGCCATGTTCTTTACTGACAAATCGTTTTTAGACAATTTAACAAAATTTTCTATGGCATTTGCCGAAGTTTATTTGGCACTTTCTAATATTGGAACACAAATAAAAGACGCCTTTGTTAAAGCTCTTCCAGTTATGACTATTGTTGCAAAAGTAGTTGCTGCAATTCTTACAGCAATGGGAGCGCTGCTTTCCCTAACAAACAAACTCCCTGGAGCTCTTGGTGGTATAGCAACATTAGGCGCTGCTTTTATCGGTATGAGGGCGCTCAAAATGGGCGGGGCACAAGTTAAAGGAAAAGTTGGTGGAGCACTCAATGCTGGCGCTTCAAAACTAACTGGCGGTACAGGTGCTATGCCTGGTGTTGCTTCTTCCACGGGCACGATGAATGTCACGGCTGGTTCTGTGTATGTAAATGGAACAGGAGTCACTGGAGGCGCAGCGGGGACTGTTGCGAATGCAGCAGCGGCACGAGCAATCGGTGGTGCTGGTGCTGCTGGACGAATGAGTATGGGTCAGCGATTTGGTAACTATAGATCAAGAGTTGGTGGTGAATTTCAAAGAATTAGAGGAGGAATAGGACAGATTGCTTCACCTAGCAATGGATTGAACCGACGTGCAAATTTTGGGAACATGTTTTTTCCACCTACTACAACTCCAGGTCTTGGAGCCAGCGCAACGGGTTCATTAAATTATGGACAAAGAGCCGCTAATGCTTTTCAGGGTTCTCGCTACGGTGGAGCAAGCATAACTCAATCTTTAAAAAATTCCCGAAAAGCCGTAGGCAGACAGTTTGCAGCATCTGGCGGCATGGGCAATGTGGCAAGTAAGGTTGGCAATATTGCAGGAAACCCAATGGCGCTGATGATGGGTGGAACCGCAATAAGCGGTCTTGATATTGGTGGAAAACAAGGAAACGCTGTTACTGGTTCTGCTGGCAGTGCAATGCAGATGGCGGGTATGGCAAAAATGATGGGTGCTTCTGGTCCAACTGCAGCCCTACTTGCTGGTGGAACCGCTGCTTGGAAACTTGGTGGATCTGTTTCTGCCGGGATGTTTGGAAATAGTGACAGCAATGTTGCAAAAGCCGGAGGAGGACTTGCTGGTGCAGCCACTGGTGCGGCAATTGGTGCAACTATCGGAAGTGCGGTTCCTGTTTTGGGAACAGCCCTTGGTGCGGCTCTCGGTGGTGCTATTGGTTTTGCGGCAGGAGTTTGGAACGCTGGAAAATACAACAAGCAAGCACGTTCAGCAGCTAAAGAATTTATTGCTGGTTATGCAACACGCCTAGATGATGCCATGAGTGCTGGCGACCTTGAAGGTGTTCAGTCTGCTGTTGACAATGTTTACGCAGATGCCGCCGCTGCTGGTAAAGGAAACATTGATGTTTACAACAAGGAAATTGAAAAGCGCAAAAAAGAAATTGATGCACTAAGCAAAGGCGCATCTAATTATTCTAAAAATGCTGGATTATTTCAAATAGTATTTGGTGCCGACGCAAAAGAAATGGTAAAGATTGCAAACAAGGCCGGTGTTGGGATAGATGGTCTCAAAAAAGGCATTGTCGGAGTTATGGATGTTGCCAAAAAAGCGGGAATAAATCTTACGGAAAAAATGGCTCCTGGTTTAGCTAACATGAATGCCCAAATGCTTGACGCAAAAATGGCATTGTTTGATGCTCCTCTTCAAGCTCTTGACATGCAGAATCAATTTGATGCAATGCAGGACAAGATTGCAAGCGGTGACACAAGTAAATCCACGATTATTCAGTTCTTAAAAACAGGATTTCAACGTGGTTACGCTTTAACTGGAAGTTCTTCAAAAGCAACAGTAATGCTGGAAGACACGATGAAGCTTCTTGCGGATGTAATGCCTGGACAGATTGACAAAATAATGAAAGTTGCGTCTGAGATTGGTGTTTTTGATTCAAAGAGAGAGTCGGAATCGTTTATAACATCCAAGGGTTCTACATATTCTTCAATATTTGGAGAAGCCATAAGGAACTCGGGCGTAAAGGGAGTTTCGGATACTCAAATTTTGACTCAAATAGGTAAAGTTATTGCGGAAGGTGGAGCGGGTGCTTCGGTTGCAATGGATGACCTTTTAAATAATGTTTTGACAGGAAAATCATCAGGTAAAGATATTCTTGCTTTCCTTAACACTGGATATTTGAATACTCCTAATCCTGATGCACAGGGGAATGATGTTCTTCCAAGTGGAAAAAGAGTTGCTCCCGTTGATCCAAGTTCGCTTTCTACACAGGTTGCATATGCACCAAATATTCAAATTAGTGGTGTTATTTCTGTTGATGATAAAGCAGCACAAAAGGTCATTACTGATATTGTTGATGCGCAGTGGCTAAAAATAAAAAGACAAAATCAAGGTGCTAAGTAATGGCTGACAATAAAACTATTATCAATAAAAGAAATAATAAAGTATCTGCAAGATCTGCTGTGACAATAAGTGTACCGTTGAGTGCAGCGGCTGCCGAACAAGCAAAAATACTTCTAGATGGTGTTACTTTTACCAGCACATACAATATGAACATAGATCCATATATGAGATTGTTAAAAAATGTTGAAACTGACGAGTTTTACGATTTTTATTTTCCTTTTTCTCCTGGTGAAATATCATACGAACAACTTTCTAATGAAATAGTTGAAGTTCCTAGAGCCGGCAGAACGCCACTAGTTATGTATAAATCACAGAAATTAATGAAACTTAGTTTTGAGTTTATGCTTGCGGTTCCCTTTGACGGCATGGTTGAATCAGTTAGTGATTCAATAGAACTGTTAAGGAAAATGGCTACGGACACAACCCGAAGTATTCAATTTTTTAATTTTGACGATATGCTTACTAAGTCGTTGTTTTTATCTAAAGCACCTGTTACTTCTTTTTCAATAGTAGAAAGAACGAATAGGTTTTTTATTGCGGATCTTACAATTAGTAGTATTAGGAGAAATGCTGACAATCAGATCACTAACGCAAATGTAAGCATTTCTTTTATTGAAAACAGAAACCCAGATATAACAATTGTTGATATTCCAAAATTTAGAAAAGATCCTGTTCTTACTTGTCCTCAAAAATGCAAAAAAAATAATAAACCAGGCGCAAAAAGAACGGCATGTATAGCAAAATGCTCCAAACCCCAACAAAAGCCATGCGCTCTGCCAAAAGTGAGTTGCATGATGGATTCGTCAGGTAGAAATCGTAAGTATATTAAAGGGAAAATCACCACCGAACCATGCCCAGTGTGTAAGAGTAAATAAAAATGCTTCGCATAAGTGATTTACATATCAAAACGCCAAACGGTAAAGTAGATTTTAACGAATCTATAACATCAATGACAGTTAACTGGACAATGGATGGAGCTTCACGTTTAGAAGTTGATGTTGTTGATAAAGGTTTCAAAATGCTTAGAAATGATTATTTTGAGCTTGACACCGTATATGAATGGGGCACGCGTGATTTTTTGCTGTCAACAATCAGTGTTCGTCAAGGCGATGGTGATTTTGCTGTTATTTCTCTTGAATTGTTTGAATCAAAATGTCAGCAACTTAAAAACAATAAAAATCCTGGATCTTTCAAAGCGTTAAACGGTTTTCAGTATGCGGCAAATGTCGCTGCAAAAATGAAACTTGAATTTGTAGGAGAGAGAGTCAAGGGAGATCAACAAGCAATTCAGGTTAAAGCAAAAAACAACAGAGAAAGCGTATGGCAAGTGCTCCAACGTACCGCTCAAGAAAACCAGTATGTGTGTTTTATAGCCAACAACACATTGTTTTTTGCATCACCAATGTATCTTTTAGGAAGATGGGGGGTTGATTCTAAAAACTATCAACCAAAAGGGGAATCGTCTGCCCGCAAATTTAGCTATGTTCCACTTGAATGGCCGACCCCAGAAAAAGAAAAAAGATTTTTATTGATGCAAATGCCAAAACTGCAAATAGCTAAAGATATGCCCACGAGTGGTTCTGGTTCTGCTTTAGTCTGGAGAGATAATGGATATAAACTTAGGGCTGGAATGACATGTATCGTTCGTGGCATTAGTCCCCAATTTAATAAGCCCTATTTGATAACTTCGGTTGAGTACAAAGTTGACGAACCAGAACCTGTGGCTATTGAATTTGCTACTGTTGATAAAATTTCTAATCCAGACACAAGAAAACTTGATGAAGTAGAAGATGACCCACCAACGAATGAAGTAATCATCGGAACCGAGGATGACTGATAATGTTTAAATCTGATCCTTTTCGTAATATACAAGCACCTGAGAGTCCTGCGGTTCTTAAAGAACCTGGCATATATGTTGGGGTTGTAAAAACAGTTGATGCGACAACTAGAACGGTGACTGTAATTGTTCCTGCGGTAGCGGATGGGAATACTGCCCTTGGCCCAGCAAGAGTGATGGCACCAATAGCTAGTGGGACACCGGCAATGCCAACTATTGGGATGAAAGTCGTTGTGGCTTTTTTAAATAACTCATACGATACTCTTGTTGTGTTGGGCAAATATGTTTGATATGAGAGAATAGATAAATGGACACAATCAGAACCCCGCTTTCGTTCAATAGCGACGGAACAACAAAACATTATGTCGTTGGGACTAATGACTACTATGCGCATCTCATAAGACAGATAACCCTCATACAGCCTGGGGAGTTGCCGTTGACTGTCAACTATGGAGTTGATGACCCTTCATTCGCTGAAATTAAGACGGCTACTATTAGGGAAAAAATACATAAATATGTGGATAATGTTAATATAACGAAGGTTGCTGTTGAGCAATCTGATTCAGGTAATGTTAATCTATTGATTAGCTTTGAGGTAGTTTAAAATGTCGTCACCAAATTTTTCTCAATATGTTGATTTAACTCTTTACGATGTTGAACCGCAAGATGTATATAGTGCTGCTTTAACATACGCACAAACAGCACTTCCTGAATTTATTCCCGTAATTGGAACAGTAGAAGATGCAGTACTTCAGGCAACAAGTTATATGACATACATTCTTGCCGCCGGAATCAACAGAGTGCCCAACGGACTGATGGAAGGCATTATTAAATTAATGGGCTTCTCCAGACGTGAAGCAACATTTGCTACTGGTTCAGCATTGTTTACACTTAGCGTTAACACTGGAACAACAATTCCAGAAGGCACAATCATTGCCTACACCACGACGATTGACAACGAAGTTGTTGCCTACTCTTTTGCAACCACGACAGACACGATTGTTCCATCTGGCAGTGACACGGTAAGCATTGCTATTGAAGCAACAGAAGAAGGACAATATCCCACTCTTTTAGATACGCAACAAATGATTTTAATTTCTTCCGTGCCGACCATCTTGGAAGTTTCCCTTGATGCCGACATCGTAAACGGTATCAATTCTGAAACAGATGCTCAATATTTTGACAGAGCAGCACAGTTTCTTTCTTCAATAAATACTTCACTAGCAACAAAAAGACAATTAGTTAACTACATTGCTGCAAACTATCCTACTGTCAACATTTCTGCTGTTTACGATACTACTAACTCTGCTGGCAATCTTTTGTTTGCAACCGCTGCGGCACCTGGATATGTAACCATTGCTGTTGCTCAAAGTGATGGCACAGCACTGGGTTCAACCATCAAAAACGCACTTCAGGCAGATGTAGCAGGAAAAGCAATAGCTGGCTTAAATGTCGGAGTGATTGACATCACCACGTTTTCATGCTCAATAGCAGTTTCAATTGCTGTTGTTTCTGGATATACGCCCGCAAATGTTCAAGCAAGCGTTGCTGACGCTATTGAGTCATACATTTCACCTTTGGGGTGGGATCAGGAACAAACAATTAACCCCAACAAAATTGTTGCCTTAATCGCTGTTATTCCAGGAGTTGGATATGTTTCCAGTGTTACCTTAACAATTCCCACATCTCCAGCAAATGTGACACTAGCTTCAAATGTAATAACCATTGCAAAAAAAGCATATTTTCCGGTAGGAATTGCCACCGTAACGGTGATCTAAAATGGGTTTCACTACCACTTTAATGAACACT